GTTCTATTAGATACGTTTTTAATTATCTCCTCAAGGAATTTTAAGGTAGCATCATAGTATCTTATCTTGAGATCTAACTTGGTTAGTTTCTCATCTGCTTCTAGATGCCTCTGTATTGCATCCTTTTCTCTAACTTTATATGGGAAAGGTTCTTCCTCATATGCAGCAGGATCTGCCTTACCTGTGTAGTAATTATATCTTTCTAATTTAACTCTATTATATGAATCTCTTGCTTTTTCACGCAACAAAGTAATGGTATTATAAACTGTATAATACTTTGAGTGTAACTGGGGTATTTTTAACGACTCATCATGTAGGTTATCAGGATCAATGACAGCATCACGCTCCCACATCTCCTGAATTTTGTCAAGATTCATAATTTATTTCAAAGGATCACCGTTTGGATCTACCATATTATACACAGTATACTTGAAATTGACCTCTGCTGTAAAGTACTGTATATCCGACTCTGTTGCATCAAATTCTAATGAAGTTAAAGAAGTTGGAAAAAGATCTCTAAAATTAGCATTTGCAACCTTTCTATAATTACTATTTAAAATTGCAAGTGAACCATCACTCCACTGTTCATTTAGTTCTCTCAGACCATCTGAATCTGTTGTCTGTTTCTTAAATTGATCTGGTGTTTCTGGAAACCCTATACCTGTTAACCAATTATGAATTGCCATATAATTCTCAAGATTTTCATCAACTAAGAAACGTATTATAAGATCACCATAAGTAAGTTTCTCTCCAGGAACATCAATATCCTTTAGATATGATGGTTGGATTGCAGTACCAAGTGTTATCTCAGGTATTCTAGCAGAATTACAAAAGAATGCAGCCTTTGGATACTTTGCCAAAGTAAACTTGAATCCAACAGGTGCTAGAAAATTCCTGTTTTCTATCTGATTTATAAAAGGATCAGCCATTATTCTCCTCCACCACCATTGCCACCGCCGCCGTTGCCGCCGCCACCGTTACCATTGCCACCATTACCATTACCACTTCCGTTACCGTTATGGGACCCATTACCATTACCATTCTTCTTAGTATCATCATTATCGTGTTCTAGATAACCCCTATGCCCTATATGGTATCCTCTAGGAATTGTCTTGCATTTTTTATCAGTAAAACACCAGTACTTTCCATCAGGACAAGTTTTTGCTTCTGTTGCTTCCTTAATAAATCTAAAATAATCTTTTCTTGTTAGTGTGCTTCTATTCATTATGTTTATGAATTCGTTTGACGCATCAACCATTCCTTCTATATCTTCTAGAGATAATTTCTGAACAGGAAATATATTAGACCACCTATAACTTAAATCCATAGGAGTTTGATAGGCATTCGTTACTGCATATGGCCATATGGTTTTATCAAAACCACCAGTAACTAGGGGATTTGGAGATGCATTAGTATATCCACCATTACCAACACTGTTAGTAGGTGCTGCTTCTCTTATGAAATCCCCAAAGGTCTTCATAATAGATTGGTATCTTTAAGAATCAGTTCATACCATTCTTCACTCATACCCATAATAATGTTACCTGCCATATCAGCATTTTCAGCATAACCTTCACTTATGAGATACTTCTCAATATAAGTATGACGATCAACTGCCTCTTTGTATTGCTTTGGAGTTGGTTTCATTGTAACACTAGCTTTATCTTTAGGTATTTAGATAAATTCTCTGCGTGAAATTAATTCCTTCCATATGATCATACTCGTGTTGAAATATTCTTGCAATAAATCCAGTTAGTTTTAACTTATGAAATTCTTTACCTTCATCTTCATATTTGATAACAACATAATCAGGTCTTGAAATTTTCAGAAATTTATCTGGATAAGATAGACAACCTTCTTCCATTATAACTTTATTTTTAGATTCTTTAATAATCTTTGGATTAAAACAAGTAATAGTTTCCTGAGTATCCATATCAGAAACCATTACAAATGCTCTTTCTTGTATACCTATTTGATTTGCAGATAATCCCACACCATTATAATGAAACATATTTTCAGTTAATGTATAAGATAACTTTGATCGATCTAAATTATAACTACACTTTTTAATTTTTTGATGTAATAGTGGATCTTCTATTGATATTAATGTTTTTATCATTATGCTTCCCAAGTAGCGGGATGATTTATACAATAACTATTAAACATTATTCTCATCTCATCGTAACTCATACCACAATTCTTTGCTGCTTGAGGAAGATTCCATTTAGCAGTAAACAATTTTTCCAAAGATTCCTGTGTTTCATTTCTCATGATACTTTACTTCCATATGTACCTGCTTCTGTCGAATCTGGATTATCTCTCAGATATTCGGTATATCTAAATCCATGCCCTTCTGGGTAAATATATTTTCCATTCTCATCAAAGTTGGGTAGTTTAGATCTTGATTCTGCTGATGGAAAATGAGGTTTCTCACCTCTTGCTCTCATCTCTCTACCTTTTCTTTTTCTTGCTTCATTACCAGACTCACCTGTAGGTTGAGGCCAAGAAGTACCAAGTATCTCCTTAATCATTTCTTTGGTGTAACCGTTAGGGTGACTCATTTTATATAATAAAACTAAAATATTTAGACAAAAAAAAGACCCTCCCGAAGGAGAGTCTTTGTAAAAATATAAGCAACTCGCTTACATAAGGTTGTTAACTTTAACACGTCTGTAGTATACGTTAGAGTTACGCTCAAGAACTCCAGGAGTTGTGAGTGTAGCACCTTTAGCAAATGGGTTTGCAACGATACCATAACGAGTCTTAAACCCGATTTTTGGTTGGAATGTATTCTCACCAACTGCACGAACCATCTGTAGAGGAACGTATGGGCAGTAGAATAGTCCAGCGTCGTAAGGAGATGAACCTTTATATCCAGCAACGTAGTACTGAGAAGCAGCACTGTTTGCAGAATATGGGTCGATGTAGACTCTAAACTTACCTGCAAGTACACCAGCGAAGGTATTACCTGTGTCATCAACGTTAAGATTAGCGTTAAGAGCAGGAGTGTAGTCAAGAACACCAGCCATTGTCAATGCAGAAGCAACGTCAGCAGAGCAAAGGATCATGTTACCCTTTCCACGACGAGTTCTTTGTGCGATTGCGTTGGCATCTCTTTCGATCTGGAAGATCAGTCCCTTGAATTTCTCAACTGACCATCTACCATTTGAGTCAACGTCTAAGTCGAATGTTCCACTTGTAGCAGTGTTAACAGTAGCACCGATTTCAGCAACGTTATAGATTGTTCTGATAACTTCACGGTTGATCTCAGCAAGTATCTCTGTAGAGAGAATATTTGCTAACTCAGCCTCAGCGTTCAATCCGTGGATTGCCTTAAGGTCTTGAGCGAGCTCTAGTGAGTACTCAGCTTTCAACGCACGAGACTTAGCAGTAACCGTAACCTTCTCGATGGAGAATGCCATCTGGTTAAAGTTATTGTTAACGCCATCGCCTAATGCTTCAGCGTCGTCTGTACGCATACCCTGACCTACGTTGTAGATCTTCTGTTGAGCAGCAGTACCAGTAGCACCTAGAAGTCCAGGATTAGAACCGCTTTGTGCAGTTGTACCCAAACCAACGTTACCATCAACAAATCCGTCAGTTAGCTTACCGCCACCTTCTGCTTGTCCAGAGAATGCAGAATCGACTTCGTTGTAGAATGTTTCGTTTCCGTCTTGCTTCTCGTAGCGAGAACGCATTGCGAAAATAAGTCCTGTAGGTCCGTTCATTGGTTGAACACCTGCTAGGTCATATGCGACCAAGTTAGGCATTGAACGACGGATAAGGCTGATTAGAACAGGATCAAAACCAGCTGTTGGGGAAGAAGCACTTGCACTAAAACCAGCATTTGCACCAGAATTGGTGTTAACGGTTGGAGGGCCTTCTGCTAGGAACTCACGCTCTTCACGGAGTGCTTTTTCTTGGTTCTCCAAGAGAACGGCTGTAACCATTCTTTTGTGTGGATCTTTAATCTCTTCTAGACCGTTGTAGTCTAGTAAAGGAGCCCACTTTTCTTGAAGAGCCTCTTGATTAAGAGGGGCTTGCATTTGTGTTTACCTATAAAAATTTAAGTTTGAATTTAATGATTTAAAATCATTTTTTAACGACACGCTTCAGTGAATTAAGATATACTTCCATTGATGCACCAATTGGTTGGTAATCTACGGAACCACTCTCTTCTGTTAGATTCTCTGATGTGTCTCTTTGAGCTGTATTTGATGGGAAATAAGATTCTCTCAAAGTTACCAGCTTCTCACGGTATGCGTCTTCACTTTCAAACTCAACATTTTCAATGAGTGAGGCAACCTTGTCCTTTTGTGTTTGGGCAAGTCCTTCAGTTACGTCTGCAAAGATTACATCCGCAGCTGACTCAGCTAATCTCCTATTAAGAGCAACGTTTTTGTTAATTTGCTCGTTGAGTTTTCCTTCCATTTCATCAAGTTTATCTACCATACTCTCGATGACATCATATTTTTCTTCAGGGATTGTTACATAATGTTCTTCAAAGAGTGACTTCATACCTCCTAAGAAGGATTCAGTCATTTCTGTTTTCAGACCGTTTTCTACTGCGAGTGCATTTTCTTGGATCCACTCATCAGCGACGTACTCTAGATAAGAGTCTACACGACCTGACAATTCTTCTTTAATTGTAGCAACTTCTTCTACGAGTTTTTCTTCGTATGAAGCAGTTAGTTGCTCACTAATTTCCGATGCTTTTGCTTGAATTGCTGCCTCGAAAATTGTTCTTGCTTTCTCTTGGAATTCTTCTGAAAGTTCTTCGCCAGAAATAAGAGCTTCAATATCTTCGTCAATACTGACTTCTATTGATTCTTCTTCTACGACTTCTTCAGATGATTCTTCAGATTCTGCAACAACTTCTTCCGTTGATGTTTCTTCTTCAGAAACAGTAGTTTCTGGTTCTTCAGCCACTACTTCCTGACCATCTTCTAGTTCGTCTGAAACTGCTTCTGCAGCTGCAGCACCTTGATTGACAACATCCTTAACTTGCTTAAGTGATGCACCAGGTGTTTTCAACTTAGCCGAATCATCATCGACTTTATAATTTTCAGGAGTAGGACCGCCTAAGTCTTCAACCGCAGCTTGACCAGGTGTTGTACCTGCAAGCTTTTGGATGGGCTCAGCTGGCTTGGCTCCTTTGGTTACTACGTTTTCCATTTCTTGTAAATTGCTACCAACGGACATTTGATTTATAGATTGTTAATCTGTATTTATTTATAGAGTTTATAGATTTGAGAGAAAATCGTTGAATAGGTTCAACTTATGTTCTTCAAGTCTTCTTTGATCTACTAACGTATTAATACGCTTCTTTGTTTGTGATGCGAGTTCTTCACGGAGGATTCCTCCTTCCCAAACCCACTCTTTTCCTTCCATGATTCCATTAACAAAAGCATCAGGTGCAGAAGGATCAGCAACAATATCAGCAGCAGTTGCTAACTGAAAATCTTCGCCTACAACTTTGCATCCACGATGGTCTTCTTTTAATGAGCCAACACCACGAGAGGAAACACCTAACATAACACCTTCATCAAGTAAAGACTTTGCAATCTTACCCATAGGTGTTTCTAGGATTTGTGCTTTACCTATAAAATTATGACCCTCTTGTGTAAGAGATGTAATTTTATGGGAAACTCTGTCAAGGTTAACTGTTGGACCATCAGGATGACCTAATTCTCCAAGAGCACGACCTTTTGAGATAAAACTTTCGGTATACCTATTAACCTCTCTTGAAAGAGTGTCTATAGGATAAACTCTACCATTACGATTTTTAAGTTCACCTTGAAGGAAACATCCCTCAATATAAAGTTTCTTTTTAGAACCTTTACCTTCGGTTATAAATTTAACGCTTGAAATCTCTTCAGTAATGAGTTTCATCGGATTAACCTCCTACAATTTGAACTTCACTAATATGAGTTGCACCACTGGTATTGACTGAAACTTTGACAACTTTTCTAATCTCACCTACTGCATCTGTAGCAGCAAGAGTGGCATCACCATAATTTAAAGTTATTTGCTGTCCATGAATTCCTTTTAATGGGGTTGGACCAGTAACTGCACTAACTTCTGCACTAGTAGTATTAATTCCAGCAGGAGCACAACCAGTTACCGCAACTTTATCGCCTACCGCAAATGGACTATCCATTCCATCGTGTAAATCAAATTTAATTGCTGCTGATGCATTAGTAACTCCAACAGTCGGTGCAGAAGCAACAGATTCTTTAAGTATTACTGAGTCACCTGCTGCAACATACAAACTATTAGATGTACTAGCAGTTGGATCCATCCCTACTTCAACATAAGCAGCAGCAACTGGATGAACTCTTAAATACCCAGATTTGAGAGGAATTGGAGCAGAAACTGCTGTACCACTCAACTTCGTTACTTTTTGGGTTACTTTTAACGCCGACATTTTTAATTTCAACTAGTATAGTAGTTATTTATGTTTCTTCCTGTTCAATAGGCTCGTCAGAGACTTCCTGTTCAACTTCTGGTTGATCAGGTGAAGGGTTAAACATTGCTGCTGCCATTTCTGGTTTTAACTCATCTACTCTATTCGCAGCTTTTGTATAGAGCATATCTTTTATTTTATCAGTAACGTCTGATGCTTTCTGATCAGTCGCAATCAAATCAATAATATCTTCCATGTTAAGAATATTTTAATATATCAGTCCTATTTATATCTCTGCAGACTTAACATCTTTTTGGAATTGCTGCTCTGCACCAGTTTCCATCTCAATATCACCCAATGTACCTGCTACCTCATCTTCAGTAGGTAATGGTTCACCAGTTATTGGATCAACTTGAGAAGGATCTGGAAGTACACCATCTTCAATCTCTTTAACTATCTGCTCATCAATCTCTTCGATTTCTTTATCAGTCTGACGCAATACCTTTCTTCGAGCATAATCAACTGAGAAATACTTACCAATATAAGGTTCCATAGTAGCAAGTAACCCTAATCTTTCAGTCATTAATTCTGATTCTTTAAGTTCAGCAAACTGATTATCATATAGGAAGTCATATTGAATATGATCCTCCATTTTATCCCAATCTTCTGGAGTAATAATATTCTTAAGAATCAGTTGGGTTCTTAGAAGATCATTAAACAAATTAGCAAATCTCTTTCTTAAACGTCCTACAAACTTAGCAAATTTAAGTTCGTCTCTTAGTATTTCAGATGAACGTCCTAAATTAAATCCACCATCAGATGCGATTCTAGACTCAGGAACACCTAATGCTCTATAAAGTTTCTTCTGGAAGTATTCAATATCAGCAAGTTCTCCTAAGTTTTGTCCACCTGGTAGTGTTGTGATTTCAGTTCCTCTACCACCTTCTCTTCTAGGCAACCAGAAATCTTCCATCATAGACATAAACTTACGATCATCACGAACTTCACCAGTTCCTGCATCATAAACAAGTTTATTTCTATAGCGACTCATTACCTCTTTAAGGTATTGTTCTGCCTTAACTTTTGGTAGATTACCTACATCAATATAAAATATTCTTCTTTCTGGTGCTCTTGATAATCTATAGATGACAAGAGAATCCTCAATCATTCTAAGTTGATTAAGTGCTTTAATTGCTTTATGTAAGTAAGATAAACAAGTACCTTTATTCCTATCAAATAATCCAGAAGTTACATATGCAATTGAATCCTTTGCAATTTTAATAGATCCTTTACCAGCTCCACCAGTAGCAGAAGAGTATATATTTGTTGGATAAGTTGGTTTTGGACTGTATAGATAATACTCTTCAACTTCAGGATACATACCCTTCTTCAAATCAGTATTATTATTTCCTATATCAAGAGGAAGCATATTCTTACTGTTCGCCTTTTTCTCTTTGCGAACAAACCTCATCTTCATTGGGTCAATATATCTGACTTCCTGAATACCGTCTTGTGGTCTTTTTACATCAATAACTTTTAAATAATATAATCTTCCATCAATATACCAGTTCTTAAAAATTTCATGACACTTCTTATCGAAGTCCATCATTTCTTTAATACCAGTAAATTCGTCTCTTATCTTATCTTTTAACTTATCACTTGCATTTAAGTTTGATAATTCTATCTCTACAGGAGAATCATATAGGTCACTAACTATACCTTCATTAACAACATCTTCAATGGCACCATCCGCTTCTGGATGAAGTGCCATCTCACGATATCTTTTAATTAAATCGTATTCGGTTCTATAGACACCTTCAATATCTACATATGAACCATAAAAACTACTGGCGATATAGCTATCTCTACCGTCATCATTGTTAGGTGGTACGGGAGATAGCAGATTCTTCGACTTCTTTTCAGTCGAATCGTCAATAGAAAATCCAAACAGTTTAGGCATAGTATATAAGTTTTCCTACTATTATAGCACTATTTATCTAATTTGTTAACGAATGCTTTCGCCTCCAGCGTTAGCACCTACTCCTTTAATTGATTCCCAGTAAAGAACTTGCATTTCTACAGTGAATTCTTCAAGAGTATCAATGGTTTCATAATTGAGATCTACCTGACTTATATTAGTTGGGAAAAGATCATAGAACTTATATGTTCTAAGTGTTGATCCATCACGATCTAATTGATGAACGAATGCATCTTCCTGATAGTCTGCAGGGTTTTGAGCACCAGTTGCGTCAGATAATTTATTAATCTGATTCATCCACTTCTCAAAAGCAGAACGAATTGCAAAATCTGTATCGTTGATAATTGTAATTGTCCAAGTATCGAAAGTTCTATCTCCAGCAATCTTCAGGATTCTTCCCCTGAAGTTTACATCGATTGGAGTAATATTAGAAGCAGGAAGTGCTGCTGCCTTAACTAAGAACCTTGACTTGTCCTTTACGTCGTTATCTACTGCGATTTCTTCTGGAAATGCAAGTTCTACCTCAAACAGATTAGGTCTTGCACCACCACCTGTCAACTTACTCTTGAAGTCAGTGATCTTCCTTAAAGGTGGTCTATTAAATTGAGTTGCCATAGTTTTTTATACCTTATTTGTATGAGATAGAATTAAACGTTTCCAATTACTTCATCAAACGAAACACCAGTTCTGGTAGCAACAAAGGTTAGACCTATGAAGTTGATAGAACGTGCTGGTTTGATAAAGATGTCAGCAACAAATTCATTGTTGTCAATAACAGCAGCAGTGTTATTTGTCTCATCACAGATAACTCTGAAATCAAAGATTCCTCTCTTACCCTGAACATCACGAAGGAATGGTTCAACAATGTTGATAAAGTTTGTTCTTGTTATCTCATCGTTGAATTCAAACATCTGATCTCTTGCTGCAGCAGATATTGCATTTTCGAGGTAGATAAACAATCTACGAACATTAATGCGATCAAATGCAGATGCTTTTGCAAATCCAGTCTTATCACCAAATAATACAATTCCTCCACTAGGAGAGAATACAACTGGATTAACTCTATTTGAATAGAGTCTATCTCTTTGTACCTGAGATGGGTTGTATGCGAGTTTAACAGCATTCAAGATTCCACCTCTAGCAGTACCTGCTGGTGAGAACCAAGGGAAGTTGTTAATGTCATTTCTTGCACAAGTTCCAGCAATATCACCATTTAGAGGGACATATCTGAATGTATCTGCAAATCTATCGTACATATACTTGTATCCACTATCGAATACTGCATATGTTGTTGATGTTACAGGTGCATAGAAACCAATTACATTGTCTGTAATTGTTGCATCAGAATTAACTGTTACTGATCCAGCAACACTATCATTCAAGAATGCTTTTCTGTAAGGTGAAATAAATGCAACAGCATCCTTTCTTATTTCAGCAACAGAAATTAATTTATTAGCAAGTGACTGAGCAGTCTCCTTTTCATGATTTGCAGATCCCATAATTAGGAAATCTGCTGCATATAGATTGTTATCTTCAAATAACTCATATCCTGAAACAAGACCAGATAATGTTACTTGGAATGCTCCAGTTGCTGTATCATCTGTTCCACCGTCATAATTCTTACCACCACTTAATGTATAAGTTTGTGATCCAGAACCACCAAAGATAATTCCTTGAGCATTCTGATCCCAGTTATAATCAGCTTGAGGTGTAAATCCAGAACTATACCCAGTAGTTGTTATACCTGCTGGATTTGATCCACCAAAGATTGTTGTGGAGTTAGATGCGATAAACTTTCTCCAGTTAGAAGGAGAACCTAATGAATATTCAGCATCTTTTGCTTTTGAAAGACTTAAATGCTTCTCAAGAATTGTTCCAACGTTTCCAGTAACCTTACCTTCATCGTCAATAACAACAACGTGAATTTCATCAAATCTTGATCCTCTTCCTGCCGCAAAGGTAGAAGTTCCAGGACGTTCAGCAATATTGTTCCAATTAACTGTAGAATCAGTTAATGCAATTGTTTGTTGATCAAACCAATCCTCATTATTTGTTGCAGTTCCTGTAGCATATGATGAAGACTGTCCACTAGTGTGAATAGCAACTGAACCTGTAGCAAACTTATAAATTCCATTTGGTTGATAATCAACTACAGTTGAAACTCCAGCAGCAGTTACGTGATTAAGGAATTTAACCTCAACTGTTTTAGCAGTAGCATCAACACCAGTTACAATTCCCTTAAAGTGACCGTCTAACTTACTAGTTGTACCTGCACCAGCAAGAACTGTATCAGCAGGAACATTCTGTGTTACTCCATAACCAACAGCAATATTTGTTGGAAGTGTTCCAAATGATAAAATTTGGTCTGCCTTTGCGTCAATTGTGGCAACCTTAAGGTTGTTTGCCCAAGAACCTGGATTTCTAGCAACGATAGTTACACCAGAAATCGTATTAGTATCATAACCAAGATCGTTATAATTATCTAAACTTTTTATCTTAATACTTGCTCCAGTATCATTAGAGTTTTTAAGATCATTATCATCTGCTCTAACAACTCTTAATGGTCCACCATAGGACAAATAAGATGATGCAGTTAACCAATACTCGTAATGCTTATCTGTTGGAGATGGCTCGCCAAAGTTATTAAGCAAATCTTGTTCATTCTCAACTAGGATTGGAACATTGACAGCACCCTTAGCAAAAGGACCGACAATAGCACCTACTTTTTCAGATGCTGTGTCTACTCTACCAACTGTTAGGTCAACTTCCCTAACTACAATCCCAGGAGATGCTAAATTTAGTGGCATCTTTTTCCTCTCCGAATCTCAGATTATTCTGAAATTATTTATTCAAATCTCCTTTTTCATGTATTCTACATGTAATCCCACATATAAGATCGGTCTCCATACTCATCAACATTCCACTCTGTACTCTCTACTGGATTATTTTTACTCCACGTATCTCCTTCATCATCAGTAAAGGTCATTTCATCTAATCCATCCGAAATAAAACCAAATGGTGCCATATCTTGCTCTATCTGATTCTTCTGTTCTTCATAGATTCTCTTACGAACATCATTGTCCGTCATTTCCTTAAAATAGTCTTGTGCAACCAACCAAGCAAATATAACAAGACACATTGCTAAGTCATCATTACATCCTTCTTCTGCCTCAAATGAATTAGCCTTTTGTGAGAATGTTGTTAATTCTGAAATAATATCATAATCCTGTGTAAGTATCTTATCATCTTCTAACATAGTTTTAAGATTACTACAACCCAACTTCTTAACTGCTGCTGTAGTTCTAACCCCTAATTGAGATTTCTTACCACTAAATCCAGATCCAACTATTTGCCCATTACGTCCTCTCATTGAACACATAAGAACATTTTCATATTCAAGATCATATTGAAGTATGCTTGCAACCTGATCTCCTATGTCATTTACCTCTATTAATAAGTATGCTTCATTATATGCTTTTGCAACATCATTAATAATGTTAGGAAATAGCATAGGTTTAATTTCATTATTCTTATATTTTGCTACTGTTCTATATGGAAATTCTGTAATATCAAAAACAATAAATGCAGAGTAATCATTACCCAATCCTCTAGCAACGTCCACTGTAATTATATAATTATGTTCTGGTATTGGTTCTTCGTAAATATCTAATCCAGCATTTCTGGTTTTTGGATCTTCATATACTAAGTTTCTTAATTTTGCTGCACTAATAAGAGTATTAACAGATCCTAAGAATTCACACTCAAACTCAACCTTAAATTGTTGTTCTGATGTGTTTGCAATAGTTTGTTCTTTCCATTCATCATCCCTACCAGGTACTTCACTCCAATGAACGTCAGTTGGTTTATATTCACTTTTACCTTTTTCAGCATCATGCCACATACGGTAAAAATGATTCATACCTCGTGGGGTAGAAACAATAATTACTTTAGTACTTTGTCCAGACGAGATAGTAGGATAAACAGAGGCAAAGAAGTCGTCAGCAATGTGATTCGGGATGAAAGCGAACTCGTCAAGAAAGATGACATTATAGGATCCACCTCGGACAGCAGATGAAGAAGTAGAGTTTGACGAAATTTTTGATCCATTTTCTAATTCCAGTGAACCTTTATTCCAGCTAATGATGCCTTGTTGCATCCAGTTAGGTAAATTTTCATAAGCGAGTTGGAGTCTACCAAGTAGATCTCTAGCAGTAGATGCCTTGTTTGCCAGAATCGCAATATTGACATTATCATTAAAAACAGCGTAATGTAATAAGTATGCAACACACGTAGTAGACTTACCAGTCTGTCTAGGCATCTTACATATATTAAATCTATGTTCGTGGAAGTTTCTAATTAACTTCTCTTGAAAATCATATAGACTAAAAGGAACTAGACCATGATCCAAAGAAACGATCTTTAGATAATTTTTAGCAAAATAAACAGGATCTTCCTTACACTTTACAAATTCGACAATCTGCTCTTGTGTAAATTCATGAGCAGTATTTGCTTTCTTTAGATTCGGATTACCGAGATAAACAGCATCACTAGACATCTAATTCATTCCTCCAATCCGACAACGGATCTCTTGATACATCTGAAAAAAGTTTTGATGGTACTTTAATCACATCAATAACCTCAAACGCAAGATTTCCATTAGCGTCTTCTATCTTAACACTATCTTCATTATTTGTCATTATTCAAGATCCCGTCCTTAAGCATTTTGGATAGTTCTGATGTAGAACCAACGAATAATGCATTATTAGTCACATTTCCTGTAGACTTCTTAGGAGAATCTTCTTCTACTTCTTTTACCTTTTTTTGTAAATCTATCAACTTATCAGTAGTATCGGCAACTGACTTAATAATTTGCCCTGCAACTTCATATGCTCTTGGACTTGCACTTTCGCCAGCAAGTTCCAATATACCATTAAGAGATTCTTGACCCTTTTCTATAAGTGAATATAAATTGGCACGAGTATACTCATAATCTTTCTGAATCTCATCAGGTTTATTTGAAACATCTACAGTGCTAGTGGTTTTATCTACACCAACTCCAACAATGTCACTACTTTGAGTGTTTAATGCTTCATCAATAGGATCATAACTAGACATTTTCTTAAGTTAAATCAGTTTGTCTTGTGGGACTCCAAGTACCACCATCAGTAAAGTCTTCAACAACTCCGTTAAATCCAAAATCATCATCTGCTTCGACTAATGCATCATCAGCAGCAGTTAATGCATCTATTGATGTACCTGTTATATGAGTTGCCTTTACGGTATTATCATATCCACGATAAACAACAATAGTTTGGGCATCAACGATTTCTTTAACTTTCATTACCTCAGTATCTATAATAATTCTACCACCAACAACTAATGAACCACTATCACCAACTTCAACTTTAGTCTTAGACTTACTTAAATCTGATTTCAATACAGTAGTATTATCATCATTATAATCTTGAAGTGCTTTAGGTGTAGCAGTATATCTTAACTGTCTTCTTGCAGTCTCTCTATCAACACTAGTAAAGTAATCGACCTGAACTTTCTTAATAAGTCCATCTGTAGTATCTGCAATAGGACCGAATAGATAAGTCTTAGCAGTAAAATTAAGTGTGTATATTAATGCTCTTCTAGTTGAAAAATCTCCTTCATAATCATCCTCAAAAGAAATATTATCCAATACTACAGGAATATCTCTTTTCTCTCCTATAGACGATACTAAATCAACAGTTAAATTAAAGGAAGGTTGGAAATATGGAAGTATCTGCTCTACAATCTGTAATGCGTCATCATTTAATTTAACCATTATATTCAACTCAAATCCAACATTATATGGAACAGGCATATAAACCTTCTTAAGATTAGTTCCATCTGATGCTTTAAATGTTTGAGTTATACTTGCCTTTCTTGTAGGATCATATGAAATATCAGTTGTTTCAAACGACATTCTAGGTAATGTCATTTGAGTTGCTCTATTTAAATCTGGTTGCTGTTCTATCCTTGCTAAGAATTTTTGCATTGGTCCATACGCCAATGGAACTCTCATATCACTAATATCACCACCAGATGAATTCTTATGGCGAATATGGATATCATTAAAAACTGTACCGAAAGAGATAACAGTTCTTCTTAGAATTTCGTGATAAAAATAAGTTCCTAACATTATACCTGACCGAATGGATTAGATTGAGTGAAATCTAAGAAACTGTCTGCCAGATCTTCAATTTCGTCATTACTGTCGTATTCACTATATGTATCTTTATGAACATATGAATCAACAGAGTAATTAGAGAATTCAGTTGCTCCAAAGGAAACTGTTACACCAGTTGCAACTATTGTATTGACTGAAGGTGGATTGATATAAACTGTTCCAACACCAACAGAAGTAACTGTTGATCCTGAACCAATAATTGGAGTAGCTCCAGCACCAACAATTAGTTCTTTCAATTGTTGACCAACTACAATGTTTGAAGTAGTAATTCCAGTAATTATTGTAGTGGTAATACCAACAGTTCCTGCTGTACTTACAACAGTATTAAAGACTGTAGATTCTGTTGCTCGAATTATTTCACCAGGTAAGAATCCTGCTGGAACTGTAGATCCAATACCAACATTAGATATCTTAATAATTTTAGTATCTACATCCCATTCCTTAACTCTTCCCTGTGCTCTGGATTTTTGTCCAACTACAAGTTCATTAAATGCAAAGTTTCCAACACCAGTATAAATTGCAGGATTAGAAATAGTAACAGTTGGTGCTTGTGTATATCCTAAACCAGCATTTCTAAATCTTATAGAATTAACAGTATTATTAACACTCATTACAGGTTCAACAACTGCAATAGAAGATACTCCAATATATGCATCACTACCAATACCAGTAATAGTTACAGTTGGTGTCTTAGCATAACCAACACCATTATTGGTCATAGTAAATGATAGAATACCTCTTCCCTTAGTTTCAACATATGCAGTAGCAGCAGCACCTATTCCACCACCACCAGTAATAGTTACAGTTGGTGCGTCAGTATATCCAGCACCAGGATTAATTATTGAAATACGATCTATTGAGAATATACCAGCTTTACTAGTGGTAATAGCAACCGCAGTAGCATTTTGATGTCCAAGTCCTGATGGAGCAGTTGATATAGCAACAGTTGGTGGAACCGCATATCCACTTCCGTCATTATTCAATAATATCTCCCTAACATATCCCTTATTTGCAGGAGTTAATACTGCATTAGCAGTAGCAGTAGCACCAGTACCAATTAAATTAAGTGTAGTAATAAATCCAAGATCTTCTAGTTGAGTATCAATTGCCTCAATATCAGTATCAAGAACCTCATCCTCATATTCAAATAGTTCACATTTAAGTTGATAAACGTAATTTTTTCCTAATTGATAGAAAGGTTGCTCATGTTCTACAAACTTAACTTCAAATAATCTTTGACCCAATGGAAAATAAACTAAATCTCCTTCACGAGGTCTAGTTGATAATTCAATCTCATCATCAGGCATAGCATCCAAAAATGGAGATATAAAATCTTCAAACCTTTCTCTAGATATAGTTACCGTTAATTCATCCTTTAAACTAACACCAAATTTGGTCATTATATCACCTTGACCATTATATCCTTCAAAGGTATCTACATATGCTTCCAATAAAAAATTATCATCAAAAACAGATGATTGGACTTCTTTTAAAACAGTCTGTTTTCTTACATATTTTCTAGGTATATAAGTTACTTCTACTCCATAAATTCTTAACTGTTCATTGATTAAATCCTGAACAAGATTTTGCTCATTCTGAGAGCCTTGGAGAAAAAACGGGTTTAGTGCCATAAATCCCCCTAACCGATGAAGTCATAAGGAGGTAACTCATATTCGAGTGCCATTCTTCCCTTAAGATCATCTAATTCCTTAACAGCATCATCATAAATTTCTCTACCATTAAGTTCAATTCCACCTGGTAATTTTGTTCCTCTAAACTTAAGTAAATTTTGACCCCATTGTTTTTTAATTAATGAAGTTACATATTGTTTTAAGAAAAGATCATTGAATATATTATTATAGGTTGCTGGATCTAATGCCCTATAACAATCTAAAATTAACCAATTACCTACAGATTCTTGCCCCCAATCAATATCTAAATATAATCTATTTTGTCTTCTATTAAATCTTATTTGTTTATCTGTTGTAAGTAGAAAATCTATATCTTCTAGATAAGATTTTGTCATAGCATATTGCAACAACTCAACAGAATTGAATTGATACAAATCATTTAAGAATAACTGATATTTGATACTAAACATTCCACCAGAAATTGTACTAGTATCAAATTTAAATATCTTTTCTACACCAAGAACAGAATCTGGAATTTGTAAGTAATTGGATGTTTCATACCAATTAGAAGTTATAGACCCAATTCCTGTATTTACTCCCTGTGTTGTAGTAGTTACTATACCAACACCAGTAGTATCTTTTCCAGTCCCCCTATCAATATCTTCTTGTGTTATCTTATACTTAAGATACATTCTTTCAATACCATCAAAATGGCGTTCATTAAAATATTGAATACCATCATCAATTAGATCTTCTATTTGCTCATCATCAACATTAATCTCAAGAACAGGAGCACCTAATCTTCTAAGACAATATTCTCTAAAGCTACTTCTACTACTTACAGCATGTCCTACCATTACCTTACCTCAATTTTATTTGCTGGTTTCGCCATCTTTTTGTTCTTGTAATTCCTTAAGATTTAGATAGTCCTGTTTAAGGGTGTTTAGTTTTGCTTCCAAAAGTATATTTTGGTTGGTCAATGTCGCAATTTTCTGATTATAAATTTTAATCAAGGTGTTCACATCAACTTCATTATTTTGTTCAATCATAGTGTTTAGAAGGTTCCTCCATCGAGAGTGCTAGTCCATTTTGGTATACCAGCAGCATTTGTAGTTAAGACATAATTTGAAGTAGTTATACCAGAAGTTGTTGCAGCAGCACCAACCATTTTACCAGTAGTATCAAAGTAAACTATACCGTTACCAGTAGCGTCAAAATCGCCAGTCTGGAAGTATATATCCTTGATGTCTAATGCACCTCTTGTACCACTGATTACATTACCAGTGATTGTTGCATCAGGAACATAAGTAAATGCTCTTTCAGGTGCGTTACTACCATCACCACCAGCATCAGAATAACCAAAGAATCCCTTCTTGTTATTGCCAGTACCAGAACTGGTATTATAATCAAAAGCGATACCACGATCAGTCTGAGTATCGTATGCAGCAGTAAGTGTTAACTGAGTTGTTGTTGCAATACCACCAGTAGTGTTATTGCTAATAAAGATAGTACCAATACCACTACCACTATGAGGAGTTATGTAAGAATGAACTGAAGTATTATTTGGAATACTTGAACTTCCTGTAACTACATCACCTGTATTAATACCAACAACAGAATCTAATACAACTAGAGTTGTTCCAGATCCAACTGTAGTCATTACAGTTCTCTTACTGGTTACATCACCAATAACAAAAATAGGATCATTAACTGATACAACACTAGAATTAACAGTGGTAGTTGTACCATCTACTTGCAAGTCACCTTTAACAACTACTACACCTTCATTACTTAAACCATCTGGATATGGGTCAATATACAATGTAGTTCCATGACCTTGCTTAGTTGAAATTATATTAGATGAAATTCCAACACCACCTATTCTTGCATCTAAAGTAGTAAAGACTCCACCTGTTTGGAATATATTTCCTTCAAAAGTAGAAATACCAGTAACTTTTATGTTTCTGGCAGTCATCTCATCAAATATTATATCATCACCAACGTGGAGATCTCCACCAACATAAAGATCACCTGTAAATGTAGTTATTCCAGTAAATGTTGATACACCAGCAACTGTAAAGTTACCACCAACATTTAAACTCTTCTCTATACCTACACCACCCTCAAAGATAGCAGCACCTGTATCTTTAGTTGCTGAATCTGTAGCAATATTCCATCTCCAATTAGCACCTGTAACAGTAACTTGATCGGTTCCATTTTCATCATATTCTATCTTTGCATCTTTACTATCACCAAATGTTAAAAATTTATCATCTGGGATAATAACTTCACCAGAACCATTTGTATTTAAATAAAGATCTCCGTCAGTATTTGTAGTTGAGACGGTATTAGCGTCTAATTTTAAATTATCTACATTCCATTCATCTACTTTACGGTTTTGATCAAGAATAGGAACAAAACCTCTTGCAGCTGCAGTTGGGTTTGCCTGACCAGCAATTGCACCTGGTGCAATACTTAATAAGTCTGTATAATATCTACCACCAATTACTTGTACATTTCCACCATTATCACCAATAAAGACTCTATCACCTTTATTTGCTTGTGTTCCACTTCCGTCTAGAGTAGCACCTAATTCACCAAATGCTAGAGAACCTGGGGCAGTAGTTCCAGTCGATCTTTTTATTCGTATAATACTTGCCATTTCTAGAAGCTACCTCCGTTGATGTCCAAATTTTGTGCTGCTCCTGGAGTTAAGTCTAATGTAGCATCCCATTTCTGAGTACTAGCATTATAAACCAACACCATTCCATTTTGTGGGCTACCGATACTCACATCATTCAGACCAGCTAAAGTACCGCTAGAATTTCCCGCTAATGAGGATGCAACCTTAATAGCGTTCTGTTGTCCAACTCTTACTTTAATGTCTGCCATTATTTGGTCACTCCTTGCCTAACCATAACTGACCCTTCCACAACCCTAGTCACTTCTCCTACAGTATCTGTAATTAATACATCATACATATACCTACCTGGTGCAAGATCTCTAGTATCTGATGTACTCAGACCTACTCTAATTCTCCCTGATGAGGGATTTACAATAGTAGCTGTAAAATCAGTCTTTGTTGGTGCATCAGGATGCTTTCTCATTTGAGCTTGGATACTATATCCAGTCAAATCAGTAGCTGCATTGGATGATGTACTTTCCAAATTAAAAATTTGGGAAAAGGTTGTTCCAGTATTTACGGTTAGGTTACTTACGTAAACTGACATTTATAAAAATATTTTCAGGATCTAAAGTATATTTAGGCTAACACTAATTAGGATTATTAACTAATTCCTTAAGTAAGGTCTTAATCTCAGTAATATCATCTTTTAATTTATCAATTTCTTCTTTTTGGGATCTTTTCAGATCCCTCATCTTGATATATTCATTATATCCTTGAGTATCATGATTTATAATAGCACCAGAATCTTCATCTCTGTAAAGATTCGTATGACCCTCAACTCTCATCATTATGCTAACGCAATAACTCTAAAGTCTTGGTATCTTGGTGCATATGCTTCATTGGATCCACTAGAAACTAACTTAATTTTAAATCCAGTAAATTCTACAAGATCATCACTAGTGAACTGATACTCTAAGAATTCATCGTCTCTACTTGCAGGAACAAAGAAATCAGGATGACCTGTATTCTTAGCAGGATCAATAATCCTTTGACCTGTATCTCCAAAATCCCTTAGATTCTCATATCCAGGGAATAGTTCCCAAGATAATTCAGCATCTGGAGTATCTTCTCTAATAAGTTGATAAAGTACTCTAAAGTCGGCAGAAGAGTTTCTAAATGCAGCAACTAATACCTTTAATGAAGTTGCAGGATTCTTTAAATCAACTCTCCTTGTAATGTAAACTCCTGCATGAGGATCTCCAGAAGGATTGTCAGATTCACCATCTCTAGTATAATCAGTAATTGGACTATTAAGTCTACTTCTTTGGTAAACTACAATACCATTCATTGTATCTAATACTGGAGACAAATTAGCATCAGTAGTATTAAATTGAACTGCAAGAGTCATTGACCTATTCTTAGGTAAGTCAGTTAAATGAGTTGTTTCATTAATCTCTGAGCAAACTATTCTAGGTGTAATTAACGTATTTGGTTGATTTAGAGTGACATTTTCATATCCTTTATCTAGGAAAGAAACTTCACTTCCACTAGCACTTGTACCAGAGGTTGATCTCAATTGACTACTAATTGTAGTTGTATCACTAGGAGTTAATAAGTTAAACTGTGGAATAATTCTATTATATTGGAAATTCTGAGAAGCCCATATATCACTTCCACCAAGATTTGCTTCATTATTAAAGCTTAACTGAGTATCCCCTGTAGCTAAATCAGCTCTTGGAATTTTTATATGATACTTATCAATAGTTCTAGAATTGCTTACAGAAGCTGCTAATGTGTGAGTTCGATTGATCCTATCCAATCCAACACCATTTAACTCATACTTATATGCAACATCATTTGCATTATGAGTTCTTTCTATAGTACCTTCTACTCCTCTAGTTCCAATACCTAATTGATTGGTTCCAACACTATCGTAGAAAATAATTTCACTATTAATCTTAACGTACCCTTTATCAATATTTGCCTGACCATCAAAGTCAACAAATCCAGCAGTACTTGCAACAGAAATTATTTGATCACCAATATCCAAATTATCTGATAAAAGAACAGGAGGAGTATTTGGTTCAATATCTTGTAGTTGAACTACATTCTGATCGGCAGTCATACCGTGATTATAATGCTCAATCTCAAGAACATCACCAGAGTAAAGCTCATTGATTAAGGCAGAAGATACAACATCAGTACTACCTAATGCTACTCTATTACTACCAGAATAATAAACTAAATCTTGACCAGCAGTAAATTCTTCACCGTGAACATCTTTCAGATAAATTGTATCCTGTGATGCTGTAGCTGTGATAGTTAATTCAGCACCAGTACCTTTTAATCCAGCAGATGAAGTAGTAAGACCTACAACATCACCAACGGCGTAACCATTACCTGCTGCACCAAAAGCACTTATAGAGGCAACAACTCCACCTGAAACAACAACTGTTGCTTGTCCACCAGTACCATTACCAGTTACATTATAAAGGGGAACATTAGAATATGTTGCATTATCATATCCAGTACCAGCATTAGTAACTGTACCCGTATTAATAGGACCACCAACGCTTTCAATAATTCCAGTTGGACCAGTTCCTCCAGCAGAACCTTCACTAACCTTTGCACCAACACCCAAAGTAACAAGAGTTGCTGCATGAGTTGTAGCAGTATGTTGAACTCTTAATTTTCTAGGTAATGTCTTAATAGCATTACTCATCAATCTTGGTATAGATTGTGATCCAGAACCAAGATTTTGGTTATAGAAGTAAGCAGTACCAGGTTGAGTTATAAACGATGCTTTATAAAGTTTAAACTTAAGATCTTCAAATTGGCTTGGTGTCCAAATAGATCCATTTTGTGACTTAAATAAACTTCCACCAACATACTGACGAGTAACCATTACAGATTCTGCATTTGGTAAACTCTGAGTATTTACAGTCCTTTCACCCATTTGAGCAATCCATGCTTCATAATTATTTGTTGTTGGAGCAAGAAGAACTATTGCATACTCAGTACGTGGTTCCAAATAAACAGGAGATGGGAAAGTTACTTTCGTTAAAACTTCTCCACTTGGATGCGTGTTAATTTGAGATGGATTTAAAGTAATACTAGCGTAATCCTGTACAACCTGAGTTGTAGGTGTACCTAATTCAACAGTTCTTACCTGAACTGTTATTCTCTCATTTGGATCTTTATTACCAAAATAAAGATCAACAGAAGTTAGGAATCCACCTGATTCATCAGTTGTAAATGACTGTGCAAGAGGGTCGCATCTACGTGGTGGTGGGGGTGGTCTTCTTACAATAACTAAGGTATTTTTAAATGTTTCTACTATACCAGTAGCAGTATATGATGTTTCTCCACTACTAATCAACTTACTACCTCTTAAAGGTGTAGCATTTGTTGAACTAGATGTAAGTTTAAATGTCTTAGTACCTGTTCTCCATCTTAATGGTGGTGGAGGACTTGCTATTGGATCTCTGAACCAGAATGATCCCATTATATCACCATAAGTGTCACAGACCAATCTAACATCAGTTACTGTTGCTTCAGCACCACTAGTTCTTCCTAATATAACAACTCCAGTACCAGTTGGAATATAACCCCAATAAGAACCTCTTGCCTCATCAGTTAGTGAAGCAATGTCTATGTTTAGAACAGTAGAAGACGCTGAATAAGCAGTTCCTAATGAAGTTGAAGTATTATATGGGTTAGCATTAAAAGTGTCTTCAGGGGTAGTAATATTTCCTTCTTTATGGTCTGGTTGAGCAATTCTCATTACTCCTGCCTGAGTACCATCAGGAGCATAAATCTCTACAACTTCACCCTTAACAAATGTTCCATTTGTCATAGAAATTTCAACAAGTTTTGGAACTACGTCAATTCCACTAGTACTATCAAGGAAAGGATAGTGTCTAGCAACAGGTCTAAATGCTCTTCCAACAAATGCAACGTTTCTTGATCTGATATGAGTATCAGGAAGACTACTGGTCTTAATAGATTCAACAAAGCTTCCTATAACTGTTCCCCTAGTGTTGGTCTGCGGAACACTAACAGCAGCTCTTGCTGCTGATCTGAATAAACCACCAACCCAACGATTGCCAGTCACAATATTAGAAGATGCACTAGATCCAGCTTCACCACTCCTAACTGCTGCTGCTGCTCCCATCCCAAACACCGATCCTGTTGGTGGTGCTGTATTTCTCCTTGCGTTAATACTATTGGTAACTGCTGCCATTCCACCTGCAACCATCCCAAACACTCCCATTCTTTGCCTTGGAAGAGCAGCACCAGTTTTTACTCGTGTTCCACCATCAGTTTGTACAGTTCTAACCCAAGTATCAGTAGATGGACTTAAACTAATAATTCCAGTAAATTCAACCATATTAAATGGGTTAACATTCTCTACTCTAGATGCTAATGGTTGTTCAATCCAATCAACTTCAGTATAATCAAGAGTAAGTAGATCACCAGTTTTTCTAACATTAGTATCTACTAATGGTAAGTTTGTTGAAAAATCAGCAGTTTCAGTATTAATATCAGGTCTTAATGCTAACTCAGGTTTAAGTGAATAAAAATCTAATGGTACATTCAATTCCTTAGTCTCTGTATTAATATCAGATTTACAATCAGGATTTCCCCTATCCATTAAATTAGTATCTTTAAAGTCATCTACAAAGAATCCAGTCTTAAATCTAGATAATCCATCAGCATCTTGAACTTGTAAAGTCTTTGTATCAAGTTCCAATAGACTCAACGAAGTAACTACTTCTAAATTATCAATTCTATCCTCTAAATCACCAATATCTCTCATTGTATATCTTATATTATCAACAAGATTTATCATCGCATCTTGTGGATCATAAAGGTATGCAGGAAGCGTAACCGTTGCAATTGTCATTGCATTTTCAATATTTGGTGGTTCCTGTGGATCAGAAGAAGAAGTTCCTTTAATTACAGAAAGATTTCCAAGAGTATCTAACATTACCTTATCAATTCTTGGTAGGTAATATGTGTATCCGATTAATGAACTTTCATTTGGAGAAACAATAAATGCTGAGTTGACATTTCCAGATGCTCCAAAATTTCTTTGAGCATCTACAAATGGACATGTAGTAGTAGAACTAGTTGGTACTACTCTTGGTCTAAAGTCTAAAGTATCTGATGATCTTAATCCATTTGGTAAATAAGGAATATCATTTTGGAATCTTTCCGCATTATAAGATTCTACTGTATAAACATCACCAGTATCACCAGCAGGAACAACAAAACTATTAAAGATTATACTTAAAGTCTTACATGGTGCTGGGAAATTTGCTCTTCTTACTAGTCTAGAGTAATCATAGAATTCTTCTCTTTGACCTTTATCTAAGGCAAACCTATCAGTAATATTTAAGAAACTTCCTACTGTTATATTTTGTAGATTAGTACTAATATTTGATTCAGAGAAAGTTGTAAGTTCTCCTATTACAAATTTCATAGGAGTTAGGTAAGCAATCTCAATAGTAGTTGCATTAATTCTTCCAGTTATTTGTGCTACTGCTCCACTAGTTGCACCAGTAACTCTTTCACCAATAATAGCAGCAGTATTTAAATTAAGACCACTAACGAATACTAATCTATCTAATATTGGCTTTGCAGTATCTATTGACTCATATACACCAACTATATTTGCCACATCTGGAAGACCTAATGAGATTTCCTTATCTTCAATTCTTATACCATAATTTAGATTAAGAGGTAATCCACTACCTACCGTATTAACACCTACAGAAGTATATAATATATCCTTTCTTTGACTTCTAACGAAATCTTTCTTCTTACTCTTAATACCTTGTTTCTTAACAGTAGTATTAACTACAACATTAGTTTGATTAGTTGCTAAACCATTAATAGTAAATGATTGTCCATCTGCACCTAATACAAATTGACTTGAATCAATTACACCTTGAGAACCATTAGAATATATTACACTATATCTTTCAGCATCAAATGATTCAAAGAAAGCACTAGATATACCAGTAGCAGTGATATTAACACTTAATACACCACTACCATTAGTACTTTCGCCTGTAACTTGACTTCCAATTATTAAATTAGAATTATCTAAACTTACGTTAGATACATCAAACTGAGCTAACGGTGCATATAGACCCTTAGTATTATTAAGACCAACTCTTGCCACACCTAAAACAAATGAAGGTGCTTCAAATCCAGTAGTTGGTGCTAATGTACCATCACATACACCAGTTATAGTAGGACAAGTAGCAAGAGTTACTGAATTAAGATCTGCAGCAATACCAGATATTCTATTAAAAGTAGGTAATGTTGCAGCAGGTTTTATATACTTAATGATTGTTCCTTCTTTAACACCACTCCAATTTTTTCCAGCTACAGTAGCAGCAGCACCAGTTATACTAATATTATTAACAACATTAAATTGTTCTGGTAACCAATTCTCAAGAACAGTATCTGCTCTAAAATCAACAGAGAATCCAGAAATAGAACTAGTATCTTGATAAACTGATTTAATATCATTAATACCATATGCAGTTGCAGCAGTTAATGATACTGTAACTGATGGATCTTCATTAATTATTATCTGTTCACCTCTAACAAACGTACCAGAAACTTGTGTAAGTTCTTGATTAGCACCTCCACCACCTTGATTATGTGCATATCCAGTTGCACCACTACTTACACCTCTAACAAAAGCACCTGCAGGTAACTGAGTATTAGATAATGCTATATTAGTTGTAACTCTTGTCCATAACTGAAGATCATAAACATAAAGATCAAACTGAGTAGAATTATTGGTATATTGACTATCAGTTAAATTGCATGTATAAACTTTTGCTTGACCTATTTGAGTTCCTGTACCTGCAGTGTTAGAAGCAGATCTTTGATCCCATAAACTAACTACAGATGCTGAGTTAGTACCAGTTGCTTGAGGTGCCCCAAAAACATTATTAAGTCTCAATCTTGTACCAAAATCATAAGAAACTAAAGAACTATCTACAGTTTGCTTATCTCTTGGTTTTTCTACATCTAATACAGTAGTTCCAATCTTTTCACTATCATATCCTTTAACGTATGCCTTTCCTGCAGACACCTTAACTGCCATTAAATCATCAGTTGGTGTATTTCCTTGTTCTGTTACTTGAGTTGATCTATAGACACCCTCATTAGAAACACCATCATTCAATGAATTAGCAATTTCTACTTCAAATGGCTTTACAGAATAATTTCCAGATTCATCAAAAGTTCTTTGAGCAAAGTAATCCTTAATTATTGAATATTGTGATTTATTTTGTAATTTCTTAATTTCTCCACCATCTAATCTAACTAATTCTACAAAACTAGTATCATTTTGATCAGATAGATTCTTTTTAATTAGAGTGGTTGTAATCTTAAACCTATCAGCACCTGGTGCGGCAAAGTTTGAGAACCCTCTAGCATTATCATATAATTGAGAATCTTCCTTAGCAGTAATAATATCTTCCCGTATATCCAGACCAACTCTATAAGAAGGTGAATTTGAATATGGATCTAAAACTAACTTATCAGTGGCAACATCAACAAAAGTTCCACGAATAAAGTATACACCTGCACCAATTGCAACCGCACATCCAGTAGCTGAAGCATCAGTATCGATAAGAGTTGCTACAGAATCTCCTGCATTTATAGGAGTATTTCCATAAACAAAGGATTCTTCAACTAGTAGATTTTCTCCATTATTTAATGTGTCTATTGTATTGTCTTGTCCAGACTCAACATACTTAACAAAAAGTGTAAAATGTGTTATTTCTGAAGTATCTCCTGCTACCTTATAGTCATCAACACTTACAATAATACCAGTATCTTCTCCCTTTAATCTTTTACCTTTTAATTTATCAGCATATAATGCTACAGGTATCCCTAAATGTTCATTATTTATTTTAATTGAATAATATTGTCCATCATAGTTTATATTACCAGGGATCACCATTGATCCTTCTTTAAAGATATGACTACCAAAAGACTCTATTTGATTCTGTAATTGTGACTGAAGAGTCGTTAACTCTCTAGCCTGAACAGGTTGTCCTGGTTTGAATAATACCTTGTAAAAATTATCTTCCTTATTAAAATCGTCGTAATAAGGATTTATATTTAAATTCGTCTTTTGTGGCATTTTACTTTAGAATTCCAAGATGATCTTAACGTCTTCTTTTTGGCGAGAGTTTCTGGTGATAGTAGGTCTATTGTCTAGATAGATTATTTCACCTGACCCTTTATTTATCTCAGGACTTGCGAGTCCATTTGTGAAGTTAACTCCGAGAGGTATAAGTTTGTTACCTGTTGGGTTTGTACTAATTCCAGTGAAATTAGTATCAACGGATCCTTGAAATCCGCTTGCAGGTGCAACTATGTTATTTGCTGAAGATTCAAAAGATAAAACCTTAGCTTCTGTAGTAACCCCAACATAATCTGTTTGATCTAAAGTTGTTTGATTAAAATACAATGACCTATCTTGGTAGTATTTTAATACTTTAGTATCTGTACTATAGGATACTATATATCCTTCTGCAGTACCTTCACTTACAGTTTGCTGGATTTTTTCACCAATAGTGGGACTTCCACTTGATGTTGATAATTTAACTGAATTTACTGATGAATATTGATTGTCAGTAAATGTAGTTGCTGATCCAGTTACAGTTGGATTTTTTACAATTCCAATCTGTGCAAACTTAGTATCAACTGGGAAATCTCTAGTAGAATCATCAAATCTAGCATAGATTAGAATCTTATCGGTTCCCAATTCTTTATATAAATCAAATCCATGACCCTTTGATGGTGGGATAATTGGAATTAATTTAGCATAATTACCAGCAGAAACTGCAGAGTTTCCAATTGGTCCTAAATCAACCATTCCAAAACTATAGTCTTTACCACCAGCAGAAACAATAGTTTTAGTTATCTGACCAGAACTATTAGTATCTAAAACAACTTTAGCACCAGTACCATCACCTACAACATCAACTTCCTTACCTACAACATTCTGTGAATAACCAGAACCTTGCTGATCTACATATATTTTCTTAATTTGATTATTATTTAAATCAGAATCACCATTCTCCCTAACAGATTGTATTTGTACATCAGTTGAAGTAGACCAATTATTAGGAACAGAAATATATTCTGTAGAATCAAATTTTATAATATCACTAGGAGGAACTGTAAAAAGATACTTCCAAATATATCCATCACCACTCTCACCTGCTCTTGATGGTTCCAAATCTGTGAATAATGGTTCATCTTGTGAAGCATTACCAGTTGTACTTATTCCAGTAGCACCATTATCAATACAAATATAAACATCATAATTCTTATTCATTACATAATAAGTTGCATCATATAATCTTGCAGAACGTGTAATGGGTGAAAGATTTGTAATACTGTAATCATGACGATACATTTCATATCTTGATCCCTGAGTCCAATTGACTCTTTTCACCAACCTTCTAATATTAGCACTTGTTACTTTCTTACCAAACATCATGGTGTCACCAACATGACTCATATTATTAAAATTATCTACAGGATTGGGAGTGTTTGTATCCCATGTAGATGTTCTCCCAAAACCAACATTGGTTGGGTTATCAAGACCTAGAAAGACGTAATAAGAATTTGTAGAGTTTTCTACTGTCTCTACAAAATTATTAGCATTCAGTATTCTAAATTGATCTGTTACGATAGCAGCCATATTATCAGCTTTTTTCTGTATTTATACTAGCCAAGATCCTTTCTCGCAGCACCAGTGCTTCTGAGTCCGTAATCTCTTCTTTGGATTGTTGGATAAGTAGACAATCCTGATGTAATCCGACCTGTTACACCAATAGAAACTGGATCAGTAGATCTACTGAATCCTGATAGTCTTCCCCAAGAGAATCCACCAATTGCACTTCCTATTCCAACAGAAGTACTAATTCCAGTACTGGTAATTCCAGTATCAACATTACAAGTAATAATACCAACACCTGCATTGAATGCACTTACGATGTAGATATTATCCACACAAGTTGTTCCAACTCCAACAACTGCAGCATTGCTGCTATTGACTGATGTTACACCGTGACCGACTTGAGTATCAAAGATGTAAATTGGATATCCAACTTGAAGGTCTGTATCACTAGTATTAGGATTACCTGCAGTATCTCTAGTGATATTAAACTTAATTGCAAGATCATGGGATCCTATTCCATCAGTTACTGCAATTCCAGTAATAGTACCGTCGTATCCCTGCATTGTTGTGATTGTATCAATATCTTCCTTAGTCCATGATGGGAAAGGAGCTATTACTTGAGGAGGAGCAGTAACTGTATATCCAATACCACCATTTGTTATAGTAGTACCAGTTATTATTCCGTTTGTAATAGTTGCTGTTGCAGTAGCAGTTGTTCCTACCCCAACTCCAATAGCATGAGGTGCAGATATTGAAATAGAAGTTGTTGCTCCTACATATCCACTACCACCACTTGTTATTGTTAATGCGGATATTGTTCCTCCAGCACCTACTGTTGCAGTTAATCCTGCAGCAACTGGAGTCTCTCCACTAACAATTAGTCCACCAACACTATTAATTGTAAGAGAACCAAAATCTTGTTCATATCTGAAGAATTTTCCATTATCAACAAATAATTGAGTGTCGGTTGTAGTCAAATCTCCAATTATTCTTGATGTTGGATATACTAATGATTCTATAGAATCTCTTGACTTATAAACAATATCACCACCAACTCTTTTATCAACCTTCTGCTTAGTCCAGTTTGCTGGTTTGAAATTGACTTCATCAATACCTATTCCATTATATAAATTGGTTTCTACCTTATCTGATGCAGTAACAGAGTAAATTGTTCTTGGATCTTGAGTAGTTGTTATACCAGCAGTTGCATACTTAGATACTTGTAAAACATCTCCATCCTTAATTGTTGGGAATAATGATGAACCCGCACCAACTAATACACTGTCAATCCCATTTGTTCCTTTATAGAAGAATATTGAGATATTATCTTCAGGACCAGGTGGAGTCATGAATACAAAGGAAGTTCCTCCATCAAAAGTATAAGATTCGCCAGGATCTTGAACTACTCCATTTACAAATACTAATAATAATGAATTAAGATCAATTAAAGAAGAATTTTGATCGTTAGGATCAATCTCAAAACTTAATAAAGAACTATTATAATATAATGGGAATCTGGTTCTTGCTCCATCCTGAAGATCCTTAATAGAATCAATATAATCAAATTCACCCATATTCCAAGAAGAGAATTGATCATTGTATGTGTCAAGAACAGTAAGTTCAAAATCGTCCATAGCAGAAGTATTACGGAATCTTGATGTAACCAATCCAACTGGTTTAAATACATCTCCTTCTCTGAAATTATACCCATAATTATGAATATTAAATCCAGTAACAGTGAATGATGTAGATCCAATACCTGCTATATTATCACCACCAACAGCAACAGATAAGTTAACACCTGTTCCAGTATCAGTAGTAGAACCAATACCTCTTCTAGAAACACCAGTTATTCCAAGATTTGAATAAGATGGAGAATCTACAAATATCTTTGGATTTACATAATCAGCACCAGCACTAGTAATATCAAATTTTAATGCCCCACCAGTTCCTTTAGGTGCTTTACCAACATTAACAGAAATTGTGTTTGCAGCAGGTGTTGTAATTGCTAAGTTTATAAGTCCATCTATAGGATCACCAACTCTAGGATATGAATGATTGCTATTATGATTATCTTGAGCACAAGTAAATGTGAGAGAAGATGTCTTAATACCAATAGTATCACTAGCACTTAAACCATGATTAGAAGTGGTTGTTACAACTAAAATACCAGTTTCTGGATTATAAGTTGCAGCATTAACATTAAGTGGTGTAGTACCCCAAGCATTTGGTATTATCGCACCTGTTGCTGTACCACCAACGTAATTGTGAGTATTATCTACTACAGTTGCTGTTACCACAGCACCAGTTCCTGCTCCACCACCAGATCCAACACCAACTGAGAGTGTATCTGTATCAATTACGGTAATTGGTAGGTTTGTAGAACCACCAGCAGGGTCAGTTGATCTTGGATAAGTATGATTAGTCTGATAATTATCCCTAGAACAAGTAAATGTAAGAGAATTATCTACAATCTGTACATTACCACTGCTTCTACCGTGACTTGGAATAGTTAAAGTAAGTGTTCCAGTATGAGATTCATATACTGCATTTGTTGGTGTAAATGGACCACCTGTACCAGTAACAGCACCTGTAGCAGCACTTACGAACTTATGATCATATGCTATGTCTGTTACTCCCACAGAAACTGGATTGTTGTATCCAGAACCCCATTCTAAATCGGCATGATATTCGTAAGCAGTACCAGAACCAACATATGTGTGTGGAATAGTACTTGTACCAACATTTGCTGTAAATGTAGTAGTGGATAAAATTCCAGTAATGCTAAATGGTCTATCATTAACGGTATCTGGGAAGATAGTGGTTGTTACTCCTGCGTGAGGTGCAGCACAAGCAAATTCAAGACCTGATAATTTTACTAATTCGTTTATTTCTTTATATTCATGAGTTGTTGAAGTTGTAACTTCAAGTTCTCCTGTAGTATTGTTGTATGATGCTGTAGTAATTCCATAAGTCTTACCAGTTGTAGGAATACCACAAATACCAATTATACTACCATTTGTATTAACAGTTGGTTTTACTTTTGCTCCAGATAGAGGTGCAATACCTAATCCACCAGTAGATCCTAGAGATACAATTACACCTCCTCTTGGAAGTTGGTTTTGATTAACATTATCTTCATCAATAATCAGTGAACCATTGCTAGATGTAATACCTGTAAATGAAATTTTCGTTGATGAAGCAGATCCAACATATTCATAATTATTATTAGCATTGTTGGTTGTGGAAGGATCTTGGAATATTCCATTCATAAGAACAATACTACTTCCAGTTGTAATTCCAGTAGTATTAGCACCACCAACAGTTACTCTATAAGTTTGACCTATACCAGTAAATGAATTAGAAATATCATCAAAAACTGCGTTTGTACTATAATTCTTTCTAAGATATACTCTTCCATTAAATGTTGCTCTTGGGAATTCAAGATTTGAAGAATTCCTTGCTGATGTATTTTTACCAACAAGAGATTCTGTAAAGTGAACCTTATTTCCAATCATATTATACGATCCACCATAGACTCTAGTAGAAGCACTAGCACTATGTGATGTTGCAGAAGATCCAACAAATCCTCTTTCTACTTCTATTACATTTACAGTACCATTATTGGTTATTGGTCCAACTGAAGTTGTTCCAAGACCAACATTAGTCACTTTCATATATTCATCATCTATCTTCACAATATTATTTGTTGCAATAGATGTGATACCAGCAACGCCAAATATAGTTGCAGAATTGTTTAATGCATATGATAAGGTCGTATTTACTGGAGTAAATGCAAGTGGAGATTGAACTACACCATCAATTGAAATTAAACTCTTTTCAAGTTTCTTACTCATTTCTAATTCATGAGAATTACCAGAACCAGCAGATGTATAGGTTTTTCCTAATCCAGCATCAGCTTCTGCTAAAGATAAAGCAAGTTTAAACTTATCCTTATTAACTCTAATTGCATACACATCTGTAGGCATATCACCAGCAGTAAGAGTTCCAATACCTGTAATAGCACCACCCAAGAAAGTATCATTTGGTGTATAAATTAACTTTTCACCAGTCTCGAAGAAATGATCCTGAATACTAAAGACACCAGTTGCTAGATTCAATACTGCTGAATCTGAAGGATCAAATTTCTTCTCAAAAATTGGTGTTCCATTATGATTAATCTCAAAGTCAGTTCTATTAACTCTTGATCCATTAATTGCATTATATTGAATAAGTTTCAATGAATCGGTAACTGTTCCATACTGTAAATCTGGAGGAATATTAACTAAATCACTATCAGTATAAATTGCTTCATTGAAACTCTGAATTTGTAAACTTCCAGAACTAAATTTAGCATCTGGATGGAAAACTAAATTCCAATTTGATCCACTATACTCTGAAGTAAATGTACCAATTCCAGAAGTACTTCCAATGGATAAGAATGGATATGTAGTAACTTTACTGTCAGTACCATCGTGTGCCATCATTACCTGATGCATTGCACTAGTATTTCCAGTAGATACCCTTACATAACTCTTAACAGTTGATATCCTATTCTTTTCTAATTGAATAACAGCAGTAGTACCCAATCCAACTGGATTTTCATAATTTGTCTCAAAATTAACAGTTCTTTCAGTTCCATCAGATTGACCTGTTTTCTTGAATCTATATGTCCCTATTCCAGCAGCAGTTGTTCCAATACCAATAATTCTTGTTCTAACATCAACCTGATTAGAAGTATTATTCTCATAAGTTAAAGATAATATATTAGAACTAATAGTAGAAGTAAATGTTCCTATAAAATTAGATATAGATCCATCTTCAGAATCAGTATAATACTCTCCAGTATAAACATTTGTTCCATCATGAGTTAAATATAACTCAACGTAATTTGATTGTGTTGTTACCTTATCAACAACTTCAATAGAGGCAAAATAAGCATCTATATCAGTAGTATTATCTTGAATAATTAATTGAGAAGTTCCAGCACTTACTAATTTGTTTATACCTGTTAAATCAACAAATCCAACTGATTGAGTTCCAATTCCCGAAAGATCAGTATTAAATGAACTCTTAAAGATCTTAATATCATAATCATTGTCGTAAATATTATCAGGAGTAAATTTAAGTGAAATGTTATCAGCAGAGTCCATTTCTGCTTTTAATTCACCCAATTCTGAAGGTGTACTATGAACTTTTGATCTTTCAAAAGTAAATACATCATTTTCATCCTTAAAGAGAACAATATCAGATATTTGAATATTACCAGTATTTGGATCTCTAACTTGAACTAAGAAATTGGCATAATCATCATCAAGTGGTAATTCTACATATGGATCTAATGTAGCTTCAGAATTAGAGAATAATGGACTTATATTGTCTATTTCCAGAACCCTATTAGTCTTACATTCGATATATGGAGATAATTTTGTATTTAAGAATTTTAAGAACTTAGATTTACCACCAGAAGTATCAACATCGACTGTAAGATCAAAGTTATTAATAGTATCTACTCTTTTTTCTTCTAGTAAATCAACTGCAATTACAAAATCTTCTGTAGCAGCAGTTACACCAGCGTTAACACTAGATGTTATACCTACATCAGCAAAATTCTTAAGTCCACTAGTATGAAGAAGACGATTTACTGGATTTATTAATTCATCATATGTAATAGGACTCTTAACGGTGTAAGATAGATTCTGATAGTAATCATTATCTGGTAATAATTGATAATCTTCATTCAATTTACCAATATTATCACTCCATCCTTGATCTTGTCTCAATGAGTAATTAATTTCAAATTGTGCTTTATTAAGATCTACAGTATTAACCGTTGCAATAGTTCCACTATTAACACCCTTTATCAATTGACCAATAACTAAATTAAATGCACCAGGTGTATCTTCATTTACTTTAATAGAATCAGCATTAGATTCAGTTACAGTAAGATCAACTTCTACATAATCAGTTCCAATTAAAGCTAATAATTTTTCACCTAAATCAAAATCAGATCTTGCTTGTGTTACTGTAAATGTTGGATAATCACTAATGCTTATAATATTAGCGTATGAATTTTGAGTTGTTTTTGCAACACCAGGATTAGTAGCAATTCCAGATAGATTATATTCTAATTCTGCTGGATTTGTATTACTAAATGTTGCTATTTCAAAGAATCTATACCCATTATCTGGTGAATTGAATCCATTACCACCAGTAATAGTACTATCTGTATACTGCTGAATCCCTTCCACAAATACTTTTTCACCAGCAGAAAATGGTGCTGTAGTAAATCCTAAAACTGGTGTAACTAAAGTACAAGTTACAATTCCAGTTGAAGGATTATATTCTGCCTTAGAGACTGAAAGACCATTACTATTGTCTACAGGGTAAACCTTATGTTCAACTGAAGTCAATCCTTTAGGTTCTAAAATAACATTAACACCAGAAATAGAAGAAGAACCTTGATTTATAAAAGCCTCTAAGTATCCATTTGTTATTTTTTCGCCAGTATCAGGATTAACAAGATCTATATTAGGAACACTAGTATAATCTGAACCACCATCCAATACTTGAACTGCAGTTAACTTAGTATTATCAATTACAGAAACTATAGGAGGAACAAATGCTTCTGGAGTTAATGTAGGATCTGATGAATATTCATATCCTGGATCAAGGATTCTAACATCATCAATTCTATTAATATTCTTAGATTGAGGTAAGACATTAGCATTAATACCTTCTGTTGATGCTATACTTACAAATGATGGCAATTTCTTATATCCTGCTCCACCATAATTAAGTTGCAATCTATCAACACCACCTCTAGCAGTTAGTGAATCAGTTGTATATTCTAATGTTGATGTATTTGTTTGTGAGTAAGTAAGAGATTCTGGTATTTCTTTTAACGATACGCTAAATTCTGTTACACCAATACCATATACTTCGTAAGTGCCATTATAGTCACTACCACCATATTTGATATTTGTATAATTGGAAACGTCTGTATCTGATGTACTAATAAATCCAGATTTTTGTACATTATAGAATAAACTCTTTGGATTTATATTTGAATAATTTAGAGTTAATGTTGCTGTAGTTGTAACACCTACTGTTCCTACTCCAGTTACCGTAAAACTATCTGTTTTTCCAGTTGAAACAAATTCATTCTTATATTCATTATCGTAGAATAATTTAAAGTCATATCCAGATAAAGAAGAATGAGATACATCAAAAACAAGATTATTATTCTCAAGAACCGAAATTCTTGGATTAACTAATGAAAATTCATGTTTAGCAGAACCACCACCATTACTTGTAATATCTTTAATTAGAGGTGGAACACTAAAAGCATCTAATCTTGTATCACATAATTTAAAATCATCATTACCTTGATTATAAACATAATATGTTCTCTTATCTGTCAATCCACCAGCAACAGAGGGAGAAGTATAATAAACCTTATCACCTGTTTTATATCCATGAGAAGTAAGAGTAAATTGATTAAGACCAACATTAACACCTGATGAATTGGTTGAAATTGGATTAATTAAAACAGTTTCATTTAATTCATCATATCTAACATCAATTGATACTGATGTTCCAATACCAACTGATTGATCTGGTTTAACATTGAATGAAATTTCATCACCCTTTAATAATCCATGTGCTGTTGAAACTCCTACGGTTGCAGTAATTTGCTGAAGGTTTCCTGTTATTTGAGTAAAGTTTGACTCTAATGAATATCTAAAATCACTAGTTCCAACTCTATTACCATTACTAATAAATGCAACACCAGAGGTATTAGTTGTTAATCCAACCTGAGTTGCAATTCCAATATAATCTGGTGATTTATTAATAACATAAACTGTTTGACTATTTCCATTTGCTGGATCAGGAAGAAGCCATCTAGTTGCATCTTCATCAGTAGTTACTGTTAATGCATATCCAGCAGCAGGTTTCCTAAGAATTACCTCTTGAGCAGTCTTAAATGGATGATTAGGTAGGTAAATGCTATAATTTGGAATATCAACAACTTCAGATACTTCACCTCTGGTATAGAGTGTTGTTGTACCTACACCTACAGCAGTTCCAAGACCGATTGATTGATGTGGGTTAAAATATTCTACATCATTTATCTTAGAATCAAAATAAGGGGTTTCAACTGGGATAGTAAGATAACTAGGAACTAAATCGACAAATGATGATGATGTATGTGCTGCTCCAGCAACTCCTCTTTGTACTCTTATAATACTTCTAGTATTAAATTTTTTAAGAACTTTAAGTTTCTCTGTTCCTATAGTAATACTACTACCAACAGAAATCTGTTCTGGAATAGTAGAAACATAGATATCAGTTACAATTCCAGTTGATGCAGAAGTAGGAACATCTTGGAAAAGAACAGTTCTTGCAGTTGTTACTCCAATTCTATGAGTACCTGCAAGATTCTTAATAGTAAATGTTGAGGTATCACCTAATGTTCCTTCGGTTCTTATACCA